GAAAAACACCGTAGCTCTTCTACAACGCGGCTTGTCGCGTTTGTGGTCCAGGGTAGTTGTGCAACGGTTAATTAATTCTACCGCCAGCCAGCAAGTAGATATCTCGTTAGTGGCAGGTGAAACAAAAAACGGAATGGAATACCTGGAGCCTTACGGATTTACCTCGGCGGCGCACTCTGGCGCGGAAGGGGTTGCGCTGTTCCTGGGTGGTGACCGCTCGCACGGCGTGGTGATTAACGTCGCTGACCGTCGCTATCGCCTTAAGGGGCTGAAAGAAGGAGAAGTGGCCCTGTATACGGATGAAGGAGACCGCGTGGTGTTAAAACGCGGACGGGTGATAGAAGTCACCACAGACACCTTGATTCTCCATGCCAAAAACAAGGTCGTTCTTGACACGCCACGGGTGGAAACCTCCGGAGAAATCACCGCTGAAAAATCCATCGTCTCCCAGTCTGAAATACAGGACAAGGCAGGCTCCATGAGTACCATGCGGATACAGCACAACACCCACGATCACAAAGGTGATAGCGGTGGCGTAACAGGTAAGCCCAATCAACCGATGTCAATAATATGCTGATGAATAAAGAAGTGAATACAACGTTACCCGATCAGGAACGCCTCAGGCGGGCAGTGATGATATCGCTTTTCACCTGGCGACGGGCGGAACCGGATGATGACACAGATACGCCGTTTGGGTGGTGGGGTGATACGTGGCCGACCGTACAAAACGACCGGATTGGCTCTCGATTGCATCTGCTCAAACGCACGACCTTAAGCCATCAGACGGCGCAAAGAGCGAAGGAATATATTGCTCAGGCGCTCACCTGGATGACAGACGACGGTATCGCGCTTCGGATTGATATTGAGGTAGTACGGTCAGGCATCGATAGATTAACCGCCACCGTCATCCTGACTTTACCTGACCATGACATAAAAACGATGACCCTCAACAATCTGTGGAGCGTAATCCATGCAAAATAGTGGTTTTTCGCGCCCGACCCTGCCACAGCTGATAGACACCATTCGCGGTGATTTGCTCACGCGGTTTAATGAAGATAGCGTGTTGCGCCGTCTCGATGCCGAGGTGTACGCAAGAGTACAGGCCGCCGCTATTCATACCCTATACGGGTATATCGATTATCTGGCCCGCAATCTGCTGCCGGACCTCGCCGATGAAGAGTGGCTGGTGCGTCACGGCAATATCAAGCGGTGTCCACGAAAAGGGGCAACCAAAGCGAGCGGATTTGTTCGGTGGGAGGGTGTACAAAATGCCCTGTCGATACCTTCTGATGCTGAAATACACCGTGATGATGGTCAAATCTACACCACAACGGCCCCAGCAACCTCAGCAAAGGGGGTACTTCGCGTGCCCGTCGTTGGAAAAAGTAGCGGTCAGGCGGGCAATTGTGAGGACGGCATTGCGCTACGACTGGCTACGCCTGTTTCTGGTGTATCTTCGACCGGTTATGCCGATAACATCAGGACAGGAACCGATATTGAAGATTTGGATAGCTGGCGACAGCGCATCATGGCACGCTGGTACGATACGCCGCAAGGGGGCGCGGATGGAGACTATGTGCGCTGGGCGAAAGAAGTCTCCGGTATCCACCGGGCCTGGACGCATCGACATAAGAAGGGTATCGGCACAGTTTGGGTCATGGTGGCGAGTGATGATGTAGACCATCCTGCCCCCACACAGGAAATATTAACCCAGGTCAGAGAGCACATCTTACCCCTTGCCCCTGTTGCCGGAAGTGGCTTGACGGTCTTTGGGGTCACCCCCAAACCCGTACCCGTTTCTCTCGCGTTATCGACGGATACATCCGAAATTCGAGCCGATGTTATCACAGAAATCAAGACCTTTTTTCAACGAGAAGGCGAACCCGGCAGCCCGCTTTTTCTTTCAAGACTCGCTGAAGCCATCAGTCTTGCGGCAGGTGAAATCGCCCATCGTCTGATTGCGCCAACGGGAGATATTGAATTAACCCAGACGGAAGTGCCGGTATTGGGTGAGGTCACGTGGGCAAAATATAAGGAGTGAGCATCATGACAAATCTGGACGATGAATATACGCAATTGTTGAGAACGTTATTACCGCCTGGCCCCGCATGGGATGAAGAAGATCTGCTCATTAAAGGGCTAGCCTCTTCACTGGCACAAGCCCATCAACATGTTGATAGCCTGATGATTGAAATGAACCCGGCCCAATCGGTTGAATTAATTAATCGCTACGAGAAATTATGCGGATTGCCGGACAAATGCCTGGCAAATAGAAAGCAGACGATAGAAGAACGGCAGTCCGTTCTTGATGCCAAGGTGAATACGGTGGGCGGTATAAGCGAAGCATTCTTTAAAAAGCAGCTGGAAATATTGGGTTATCCTGCCGCAACCATAGAACAATTTCAACATCTTGATAGTACACCAGATCCGGCATGGGGCGATAAGTGGCGTTACTACTGGCGAGTGAATATTCCTGCCGAGGCCAGGATACGCCCCATGACCTGTGTCAGTGCCTGTGATTCCCCCCTGCGTCATTGGGGGGAGCGGGCGGTCGAATGTGTGATAAAACGCCTGTGTCCGTCCCATACCCAAGTCCTTTTTGCTTACCCCAAAGGAGACAATCATGCATCGCATTAACACCCCCACGGCCCAACATGACAAATTTGGGCAAGGCAAACCCGGCTTTACGAACGGAGACCCCACCACCGGGACCCGTGCTACGGATTTGAACAGCGACTTCTTTGATGCCCTCCAGGAAGAACTCTGCACGGTCATTGAAAAAACAGGGACAATATTAAACAGAAATGAACATACGCAACTGTATCAGGCCATCCAGACCTGTGCCGAAAACGCCTCGAACAAAAAGTTATCTCGAAGGAAAAACGGCAAAGACATCGAGGATAAAGAGCAATTTATCGAACACCTCGGATTAACAGAAACGGTCGAACTGGCCAAAGAGGCCATCCCGTATCATCGTAAAATTAATGGCAAATCCCTCACTCAAGACATTCATCTCACCGCCGCCGATGTAAAAGCCGTGACACCGGAAGCTTTACGGGTCGACATCCCGGTCGGGGTGCCTCTGCCCTGGCCGACGGACACGCCACCGACAGGGTGGCTTCTGTGCAATGGAGACCGATTCAATACCATACAATATCCCCTCTTAGCTCTGGCCTATCCTTCAGGACAATTGCCGGACTTACGCGGAGAATTTATTCGGGGCGCCGATGCAGGAAGAAAAGTGGATACAGGCAGAAAGGTATTGAGCACCCAGGGCGATGCCATCAGAAACATCACCGGCCAACTGGGGTATGTGAGACAAGGGGAATGGGGGCCCTGGGTGACCGCCAGTGGGGCTTTTTATCAGACCTCGACATTTAACGCGGCCGTCAAAAGAGGCGACTCCGATGACTGGGGCTCCGTCTCTTCTTTCGATGCCTCCCGGGTGGTTCCGACCGCCCACGAAAACCGACCCCGTAATGTGGCTTTCAACTACATTGTCAGAGCGGCCTGAGGGTGGTGATGACGTCCGTAGTCACCTCAAAAACCAGGCCTTCCCCTCGGAACCCCCTCAAATGGGGAAATAGATTGTCCTGAAGCGCCGCAGGGCCAGGATTACGGGTGTTTTTATTTGTTTGCCACTGAAAAATTAGTGGCGTTCAGGAAGGCAAGTTAAATACATTGGTAGCGACATACTGACTCTCCTTCATTACCTCACCACAAACCCCATTCCTACAATTCACAATTTCCAGATTGCTCACCGTCATGACGAACGGCGCGGCGGCTTTATTTTAGCAGAGGTCATTATGACAACCCTTAGAATGGATGATGAGATTTTCAATCTTCCCGAAGCGGCTCAATTTCTTAAAAAATCTCCACGAACTGTACGCAAACTCATTAAAGATAAACGACTTCGTGCAAGTAAATCTGGATGTAACGGTGGTGGACAATTCGAGATTTTAAAATCTGCCTGCCTTGAATATATCCACTATCAGCAACATAATCAGGCCGTGAATGCAGAGAACGGCCATTCAGAGAGGAAATCTAAATGGCACTCAAACAACGTTATGGCAATTGGTACTGTGACTTCGTTGAACCGGGTGGCAAAAGAATTAGACGCTGCCTTAACACGACAGACAAAAAGCAAGCGCAGGAACTCTATGATCAGCTGAAAGCAAAAGCATGGCGGATCAGTACATTAGGAGAAATCCCTGATCATACCTTTGATGAAGCTTGCCTACGCTGGATCAATGAAAAAGGGCATAAGCGTTCTTTAGACGATGATCGCACCAAGATAGAGTTTTTTCTCACCTATTTTTCAGGGAAATCTTTATCCAGTCTAACAGAAAATAACATTATGCAAGCTGTAGCAAAAATGCCAAATCGTAAACATCGTCAGATATGGGAAGCCAGACGAGATGCGGCACTACGTAAAGGTCTACCTGTTCCTGATTATGTTGAAAAACCTGTGTCTGCGGCTACGCGGAGCCAGCACCTCTCTTTTATGCGAGGTCTGTTGAAGATCGCGGCGGATGAATGGAAGTGGATTGAAAAAGCACCTGTGGTCAAAGTCAGGAAACCCGTTAGTCGGCGGATCCGCTGGTTAACACAAGATGAGGCATCTACATTGATTAAATGTATGCCTGAAAGTTTTCGACACATCGTCATCTTCGCGCTGGCCACAGGGCTACGCCGCTCAAATATCATCGATCTTGAGTGGTCACAAGTGGACATGCAACGGAAGGTTGCCTGGATACACCCGGAAAATGCCAAAGCAGGAAGAGCGATAGGCGTTGCACTGAATGATACTGCTTGCAATGTTCTGAGAGACCAGATAGGCCACCACAACCGTTATGTCTTTGTCCATACTAAAGCGAAACATAAAGCAGGAGGAGGAAAAACACCCGAAGTCAGGAAACTACGCGTAGATGATAATTCAGCGTGGAAGACCGGCCTAAAGCGCTCAGGGATAAAAGATTTCAGATTCCATGATCTACGTCACACATGGGCAAGCTGGTTAGTACAGGCAGGCGTACCATTGTCCGCTTTACAAGAAATGGGCGGCTGGGAATCTATCGAAATGGTACGTCGTTACGCACACCTTTCGCCCAGCCACCTGACTGAGCATGCCAAGAAAATTGACGAGGCGTTGGCAAACGATGTCACTAATCTGGCACTTTTAAATAATTCCTAGGAGACAAAACTACGTAACCCCTTGATTTTATTGGTACGCCCTACTGGATTCGAACCAGTGACCTACGGCTTAGAAGTGAGTAGCTTCACCTTATAATTCATTGATATACCCCA